ATTCCATTTGATTTTTTCTATGATATAGTTTAATGGTTCTACAAAAGATTTTTCAAATTGTAATTCATAGTCAACTTTAAAGTCTAGTTCTTTTGGAAGTTTTGTAATAAACGCAATAGATGATGATTGATATAAATTAGGAAGTTTCATGTACAAGAATTTAATCTTATCACCTTCTTGAATAAATGGATACCTACCATTTAGATTTTCTTTTTCAACTAAATGATTATATAAGATTGCACCTTTAACATGAATAGGAGCACCTTTTTTAAATAGAGAAGAATGATCTCTCCACTTTTTTAAACCATTTACACTTCTAGGATATGCAACTAGTTCAGGTGGTAATGTCATAAACTCTTTTCTAAAGTCTTGAATAAATTTATTCATATCTGTTTCACTACCAGACATTAATATCTTCAATGCCTCTTTAATTTTTTCTCTACAAGCCGCAGGTGTAGATGACTTAACTGCTTCTATTCCCATGATCTTGAGTTCTGGTTCTTTATATCGAACACCTTCAACATCCCAAGCATTAAGAATATATCTTTTCTTCGCAGTCCATATACCTTTGTCTGCAATAACTTCACGTTTCATTTGCATCTTTTGATCATACGCATTTAAATAATCTGCAAGTTCTTTATACGACTTATCAATAAAAGGTTCAATCTTTTCTTTTGCAATAGTATTAAGAAAGTCAATAGGATTTTTAGGATTGAGCATTTCAATTAGTTTATCAAATGTAATATAAACTGAATCTGTATCAGATGCCAATACATAATCCTTATCTTTAGTTTTAAGTAAATCATTCATGTATTCATTAATCTTGTTTTCAATCCAACGAATAGATAATTGACCTGAAGTAGTAATCGCTTCTGCCATTGTGTTTGAATAGTATCTAAACCAATTGTTTCCAATCGCACCATAAGCAGAGTTTAGTGAAATCTTTTTTGCCATTTGAATATTATTAAACTTAGATATTTGTTTAATATATTTAGCATCTTTTGTATTTACATAATTTTGTTTTGCCTCTAACATATACTGTTTGTACTTAACCCGATCTTCATACATCTTTGCCATGATCTCTGGTAGGAAACCTTGTTTGTTTGTATTAAACAAAGCACCATTAGGTGTCATTGTCACATTATCAAGAACCGATGTATCAACCTCTTTGTTAAGAAGTTTATCAACTGACATGCCTGGTACAGTTTGTTCAGACTTCATTGTTTCTGGTGAAATATTATACTGCATAATCAAGTGTGGATACAAAGAGTTTAAGTCAAAAGACAATACCCATTTGTGCATACCAACTTGTGGTTCTTTAACATATGCTCCAGCATACTTACTACTCTTACTAGTAACTTTCTTTTGTGGAATAACAATACCTTTATCCATAAGATAATTATGAATTAGAACATCCCAATATCTAACCGAACCAAGAACATCTGTATAATTTACTTTTGCCTCATATGCCATAGTTAAACATAGTTCAATTAGTTTCATTTTATCTTCTAATGCATCAACAAGTTCCACATCTTTAATATTGTAATCAATAAATGATTGATAGTCTTTTGTATACCAATCTCTAAAAGTTTCATGTGGGTTTTCATCTTTCTTAACACCCAACTCGACATATGCGATATGATCTAGTCTATAACTTTCTTGATTAGTATATGTAAACTTTCGATATAAATCAAAATAATCTAAAGCCGCAATACCTTGAATGTCATAAACCATTTGGGTTCTACCCATCTGATAAACTTCTTTTGAATGAACAGCTCCCCATGGTGATAATCTTTTAGCATCATCTTCGCCAAGAATATTTTTAATTCTATTGACCAGATAAGGAATATCAAAAAACTCTGTATTCCAACCTGTTATAATATCGGGGTAATTAGATCGCCAGAAATTAATAAAATCATAAAGCATATCTTTTTCATTTTCACATTTGAAATAAGTTACATCTTCACGATCAGTTGTATATTCTCTTATACCAAATACAACGATCTCTTTGTTTTGTTGATTTTTTAATGTGATAGATAATAGTTCTTCCTCTGCCACATCTGGGTTAGGAAATCCATTTTCACAAGCAACCTCAATATCAATTGTTGTAATTAGAATTTTATCTTTATCAAAATCATTTCCGTATTCTTCATTTAAAAAAGAATACTGAAATTGTGTATTACCATGAACAAGATGAGGTTGATCTTTATAATTTTCAACCCACTCTTTTGCTTCTTTAATAGTTTGATGTTTGATTGGTGTTACATACTTACCACTTAAGGTTTTAAATTTAGTTTCACGCATGACAGGACAATACAGAGTTGGCGAATATTTAATTTTTCTCGCAACCCGATTACCATCAACCACCTCACGCAAGAGTAACGAATTACCCCATGGCACAATGTTTGTATAAAACCTCATAATATAACCTTCAATGTATTAATGTTTACTTCACTTCTTTAGGATTTTTACCAATATTATATTTCGTCTTTAGTTCCCAATCCTTTTTATCTTTAAACGAAATAATCTTAATCTGACTTAATGGTGACATGTTGTCATCATCTTCTTTAGGAATAGAAACCAAACCCCAATCTTTTAATAGATTAGCAATTCTGTTTCTACGACCAATATCGTTTTCTGTTAGATTGGTATCCTTACCATCCAAAGCAAATAGTTCTTTAAAGTGAACAATGTAATACTTACCTTGTTTGTGTAGGATATGACAAGACTGATATAATACTTTTTCTTTCCTTGAAGCAACACCAATACGAGAAAGAGTCTCTCTAACTTTTAGAAAGTCATCTGGCTCTTTTAAGATCACTTCGAGCATTTGCTCTTTTGACCAATTAATGTTTTCCATGCTTACCACCTTTATTCAATATCTTTTTAATCTCTATAATCTGTTCATTATTAAGTATGCCAAGAGCCGATTTTGCTTTCTCATTACTATAACCATAATACTCTTTTACATACTCTAAATTTTTTGACTTGCTCGCTTTCATCCACGGTGCAAATCTTTTTCTACTTCTAACACTATTTAGTAAAAAATCATATTGCATTTTAGCATCTGTATGGTGTAATCGATTCATTTCGTTAATCAATGATACAGTATCGCTGAATGGTGCTATGCACTTATTAACGATATATGTAGGATATTTCTTTTCCCACATAGGGTCATCGCCATCCATGAGATTATTCTTACGAAAGTTTATAGAGTTAAGATAATCTTTTAGTTCGTACATTACTGAATTCTTTCTGTCTTAAATACTATACAAGTCCTTAATAGAAAACACTTCTTAGTTACTGGCATTGCTTGATGCCAATTACTAGCAGTAAATCCTATTAGTCTATTGCCTTTGTAGTTTAACAGAGTACCTTGAGATAAATCTTTATCATAAACAGTAGTACCACCCCCATAACTTAAATGCCAATTAAGATTAGGATAATAGATATAAGTCATTTCGCCATCGTCTTGATGAATAGATGGTTCAACACCTGGTGTATGTGCATTAAAATAACATCTTACAATTTTTGTTTTAGGAACATCTGGTAAGTTTTGAATACTTTCCCATAATGGAATTAGATAATCAAAACCATTCTTTGTCATTTCTTCTATGTCATGACCTGCCAATGTATGCCAATGTCTATCTGGTTCTTCTTTGTTTGCCTTGTAATGCCAATGCCACGAGAATGTACCATTGTGTACATATTCATCAATCAATTGAGAAATATGTTCTTCTAAAAAGTTGTCTTTACATATAATCATTTGAATTTCACCTGACTCATTATTTCTGTCATACATGCAAGCATATTAATTTCTTGATCTGCTACGAATGCTGACTTGTATTGATAATCTGAAAGTATTACAACTGCATGAGGGATTGTGCTAGGGTCTACATGATCGTATAGACTATCGTAAATAGTTCTATAGACTCTTGCAGGGTCATTGTCTAGATTGTTTACAATCCACTTTCTAACATTTGTAAATTCTTTTGCCTTCAAAAAAGAAACTAATTCTTTTAAGTTTTCATTTCCAATATTTAAAAGAACACCAGCATCAATTTGACCAGATGCTGAATACCTTTGTAATTCATTTAGTACTCTTCGCCAATCGGGAAAATAAGAATTAATTAATTCTGCAATTGCTTTAGGTTCAAACTTAATATCTTCTTTTGTAAGAATATCTTTAGTTCTTTCAAAAAACAATTGAGCAAGTTTAACTCTTTCGCCATTTTTAATTTGAAAATCAATGTTTGAACATCTTGATTGTAAAGGTTCTATCAATCTGTTTTTGTAATTACATGTAAGAATAAATCCACAGTTCTTATGAAACTCTTCCATGAAACCACGCAATGCAGGTTGTGTTGATTGAGGATTTAGATAATCTGCCTCATCTAGAATTATATATTTACGACCACCTTCAAGTGATACAGTAGATGCAAAGTTTTTAATCTTAGTTCTTAATACATCAATACCAGATTCCTCTGAACCATTAACTATCATCCATGTACTACCGATCTGTTCAACCATTGCCTTTGCAATAGTAGTCTTACCAGTTCCAGCACTACCAGATAAAATTAGATTAGGAATATGACCTGCATCAACAAACTCTTGAAAGGTCTGTTTTAATTTAGACGGAAGAATACAATCTTCAACCTTAGTTGGTCGATATTTTTCGACCCAAAGAAATGTTTCCATTATTAAGCCTCATACTTTGATTCAGGCTCTAATGCAATCCAATACTCCAAGTTATTAGTCTTTGATTTGAAATGACTAATGTTTTTAGAAGAAACTGATACATCATAAGTACCTGTTATTAGTTTTAGATTTTCTACTTTGTAATAAAACTCAAAAGATTTAGAATTATCTGAAGTAGTATTTACTTCGATAGAGTAATTATTAGCAGTATCATTTTTCTTATCGGATACTGTCATAGTAGTTTGACCATTCTCTTTTTTCAATACAAGGTCTGGTGCTTGAATTACAGACGCAGCCTTTTTAAGTTGATTAAGAGTTTCGCTAGTAATTTCAAAAGTCACATCTACACTTGGCATTGTGATCATTTTACTAGGACTAGTTACTACCGATGGGTCAGAGTAAAAGTATTTTAGTTTAGTGCCTTTACTAGTCTCTTCTTTGATTGTTAGATATTGATCTTCAAAATCAATAACAGGTGTTTTAAATAAACTTGTACTAGACAAAAATTCATTTAAATCATAAATTGCAAATTGTTGATCAAATTGTTCATCAACATCTGCCTTTGCCAGAATGTTTTTCATTGCTGACATTGTAGTAATCGTACTACCTTCTTTGACCAATAGATTAGGATTGATCGTTGAAAAGTTTTTCAGTACGTTCACTGTGTTTTCAGTTAGTTTCATTTTTCACTTTCTCCATAGTATTATTTTCACTTGACATTAACAGTATAATATAATGAATTGCTTTTAGCAAGTCTTTTCTGTTTTTGCCACTTTTCTTACCATACCTTGCAAGATATTTAATTGCATTGGCCTGGCAAAAATCTTTATC